GAGATTTTTTCAACACTTGCAACGTAGTTAATGTGTTGCTGCCCTAATGCGGTGAATGTTGTCACCATTGAAATAATAACTACCAGTGCCATTCCGAACCTCCCACGCGGTTGAACTTAGCAAGAAATCTTCTGGCTTCATCCCGCGTTTTAAACATAAATCCCGATTTAACAACCTCCATCAGTCCATCATGGTATCTATGTTCGATGATGTCGCCCATTGGGCATATAGGACTTGGTGCGAAAGCCCTGTAGCAGGCTTCGCCAGTGAAAAATAAAGGCAGTGCTTTTTCGACTAACCCTTGATCTCTAACCTCGTTAATAGCCTTAATTCGTAAAGCCAGTGTTCTAATTGTTGTACCTGCTTTATTTGTTCCTGAGCCGATTTTGACATCAACAGGAAGGGTTTGATTGAGTAGGTCGTTTAGTAACTGGATTTGTTCCACTAAGTCTTGTTTTAATGCGTAATTCATACATCACCCTCATACTTAGCAATTACATCCTTTGCTTTCCTGTATCTACCATCAGACATAGGCACAACCATATCATCCCCTGTTAATGTTTTATGAACCTTTGCGCGTAGTTATAAATCTTCGATTACGTCTTTCAGGCAATTAAGTAATTCGCGTTCATTTTCCGTCAACTGTTTATCAGGGTATGCAGGTTGAACTACGGCGACAATTAAACTCAAATCGTGTCCACGCTCGGTTCTGCCAAACCTGTCATACCAGACACCATTACTACCTGTAAATTGATTGCCAGAACCAACTACAATCTTCACAGAACCACCACCAAATGTTTTGTACGTTTTTCCTACTTGAATCATGGCTGCACCTGTTCAAACTTAGCAAGAAAAGCATCCATCGTGCGGGTATATGCCTGAAACTCAATGCTTACCAAGTTAGTCCCTCGATGATAATGAACAAGCTCCAAGTCATCTACCCACTCAGTACCGATTTTGGTTTTGCCTTTTATTCGTTCGATTCCAGTTACAACATAAGTGTTATCTTTATAGTTCCAAATCTGCCCAACCTCAACGCGAGGAGCTGGTGGGACGGGGCGTTTATAACTAATCAAGAAGTTACTTTCATCATCAAGCACCATTCCGTCTTGACAGTAGTTCATAACAATCTCAACTTCATCAACGTGGTTTGGGATAATTTCCCAGCTTGGCTCAAAATACTGTTGTGGTTGTGCAAAGGTTTGGGTTTTAAGAAAATCATGGATTGTGCTTGTTAGCCAGTCATGCTTCCAGTATTTTCGATAATTCAATGCTCGAGCTAAATTTTGCACCTGCTCATCACTAAGCCCCACAACTGACTCAACAGGGTTTTGCTCGAACCATTTTTCGATTGCTCGACTAGGTAGCATATCCGAATCAACAATAAAGTTTCTCAAACCATAGATTTGTTTTTTGTTCATTTTTTAAGCTCCAAAAAAGGAAGATTCACACTTTGCCAGTGCTTGTTTTTCAAGAATATGAAAAGGAACACAGCAATAAACATCGATTCCAGTTTCTTCAACTGCCCAGCATAAACCAACACCTTTAACGGTTGGAATTATGTAACCACCTTTCATAAACAAAAAACCATCGTTTAAAAGCATTTCGATAGAAATATCAATTTCATCTTGAGAATACCAGCAACCTTCTTCTCCTTCTACCGTTTCAACAAATTTATAATTTGCAGCCAAAACAAAATCAGAAACAGAAATGTGTTTTGTTTTTCCTTCATTGCAAACAGCTTTTAAAACGTAAAACAATAATGAATTATCAATCGGCATAAAAACCTCTAAAAATAAAAAGCCCCTTAATTGTTCCAACTTGTCAAAGTTTCATAGCAATTTTTAATTACCATGCTGGAACGATTAAAGGGCTATTGATATAAAACTTTGACGTGCAAATTATAGCACAATCAGAAAAATAATACAGTTGGAATTTCAGCGTTTATAGGTTGGGTTGGTTGGGGTTTCTAAGAAACACCCAACCCAACCAACCACCAACTATACGCCAATTTTCAAGGTTGGTTGGGTTGGCTTAGGTTGGATTGCAACTAAACCAACCAATTATAGCAACCATCGAAATCAATAAAACCAGCGTCTTTTAAGGCTTTTCTAGCCCCTGAAATCTGCTCTTTTAGCTGTTTATCGTTTTCGCTTTTTAGCTTTGGTTTAGCATATTCCTTCCATTTTTCTGTAGTAATCATTTTTAATGTTGGGTCATTGGATTTTAAACAAACCAACCCGCCAACTCCGTCATCATTTACAACCACATTTCCATCATCAAAAGCTATTTTTAATGCTTCAAGTGCTTTTGCTTGTAATGATGGCAATCCTTTCTTGTTTTTTGTTTTTTCAGTACCAAAACCTAAAAATTCTAAATGAACGCTTGTTAATTGTTCGTCGTCATCTTCGTCATAAAAAACATCGCCAATCAAATCAACTTCTTTAATTACAAATTGACGCGGCGCAAACTTTTTTCCATCTTTCAACTTAGTGCATGAAATAGTAGATGTGTGGTCGTTATCTTTAGTAACGCAAAATTCGCCATCGTGTGCGCCTTTTAACGCGCTACTGCCTCTCACCCTGTCTTTATCACCATGACCGCTATGGTGAACAGTAACAACCGCGCAATTGTACTTTTTGCAAAGATACTCGATGCCTTTAACGTAAATAGCAACGTCAGACGCTTTGTTTTCATCGCCTGTAAAGTTACGCGCCAACGTGTCGATAAATATCGCAACGGGTTTAACGCCTTTGTCGTAAATCAAATCAACCTGCCTTATTACGTCATTCACTTCTTCTTCTTTGTAAAAATCAAACGATTTTTTGCTAAAATGGATGCGCTCGTTAGGCGTTCCATCGTATTTTTGCATAATGGCTTGCATTCGCATTGCAAGCCCCATTTGCCCTTCGCCTGCAATGTAAATAACATCACCTTTGTTTTTACATTTTGAAAACTCCCAATCAACGCCTCGTGAAATACTGTAAGCCCAATCAAGCGCAAACAAAGACTTCCCCGCGCCACTTTCACCAAAAAGAATGTTGATTGATTGACGCGCCAAAATGCTCTTTAAAATCCATTCTGGCTTTATGATGCCTTTCATCATGTCAGAAAAGCACATAAAGTCAGTTTCAGGTCGCGTGTTAAAAACATCTCGCAGCGCGTCAATGCCTTTTTGTTGGTGTAAGTCGTTAAAATCCATTCCAACTTCGGGCGGTACAAATATATGCGCCCCTTCGCACTTTTGCGCCCCTTTGATGCCAGCCCCGCTTTTGTCATTATCAGCCGCTACCTTGATATTACAATGTGGTTTAAATGATTCATAAACCGCAGATAAATTTGACGCGCTAAACGCAACAATAACAGGTAAATCCGTTGCTAAATGAACCGAATAACCCGTTGCTAAACCTTCGCACAATAAAGCATCTTTGCCTATTTCGATTTGACCGATAACAAAACAACCGCCTTTAATTTTACCACCAGTTAAAAACTGCTTGTTGCCATCGTGAGTTATGAACTGCAACGATTGAATGTTTTGGTCTTTGTCATAAACTGGAATAATTAGCCGATTATCAGCATCAATTCTAAAGTTATCGACTGGTGCAATGCCTTTTTTGTCAAAATAAGCATGTCTATCACACGGCAAAGCGTTTTCCCATATTGCAGCGGCTTCAATAGCCGCGCGTTTATATTCGGCGTTGCGTTCGTTTTCTGCTTTAGTTCTAGCAATCCAACGCTGCTCATCACGTTGCATCTTTTGTTCATCGGTTAGCTTTTCAGTTTCACCACCTAAAAACCAATCGTGCTTCTCACCAGTTAGCCAATCGCCAAAAGATGCGCCTTTGCCATCATCAAACGGATAAACCCACCCTGTTTTCTCTTTTGGTTTTGTTGTTGCGAATCGTGTAACCGTGCCATAAACAGGGAATGATTCAATAATAAAACCATGCTCGCGCATTGCATCAAATAAATTATCAGCAATCATAAATCACCAACTGCAATGTTGAAGTGTTTGCAAAGTCGTTTGATATGGTCAAGATTTGGCTTTTTAGCGTAACCCATTTTAAAACGCCATATTAGCTGGTAAGGAATGCGAGTTGATTCGGCAACGCCGCGCAAGTTGATATAACGCTCATTTAATTTAACTTCTAATTCGTAAATAATTCGATTCAACTCTTTTTCTATTTCGTAGATTGTCATTTTTGCTCTCTATTGGTGTTTAAGGTGTGACGATTATAGCTAGTTAAAAAAAAATGTAAAATTATTTTAAAAAAACTTTACTTTTCTATTTTTATCGCTATACTTTCAACCGTAGCCAGTGAGCTGCAAATTTATTAAATCAATAGAGGATTCAAAAATGTTAAACACAATTTCAAAACCAGTTGACAAGTTCAAACTGTTCACGATTTATGGCGGTGCGGGTATCGGTAAAACAAACCTTGCAGCGACATTTCCAAAACCTATTTTCATTCGTTTTGAAGACGGAATGCAGTCAATTCCAAATGCAAACCGCCCTGACGCATTACCAGTAGCGCATTCATTCGCTGACGCAACGTCACAGTTAATGGCGTTAATCAGCGAAGAACACGACTATAAAACGCTAGTAATCGATTCAATCACGAAAGCTGAACGCATTTTTATTGAGGAAATTGTGCAAGGTAGCAGCAAATCAGGCACAAACCAATTCGACAACAAAGCCCTTGCAAAAGCGGGCGGTGGTTATGGTGCAGGCTATCAAATCCTTTCAAACTATCACCAGCGCATTCGTAATGCTTGCGGCATTTTGGTTGAAAAAAAGAATATGAATGTGGTTTTTATTGGACACGCTGACATTGAAACAATCGACTTGCCAGACGCTCCAGCACATAACCGTTTCGGATTAAAGATGAACAAGCAAAGCGTAGCGCATTATGTAGATGACGTTGACTTGGTTGGCTTCTTACGCCTAGAAACATTCGTCATGACAGACGACAACAAGAAATCAAAAGCACGTTCCAGCGGTGAGCGCATTTTGCAATGCACCAGCGCAGCATCAAGTATTTCAAAAAACCGCATGGGAATCGCGGACGATATTGCCGTGCAATTCGGTATCAATCCTTTATCACAATACATTAACAACCTTGGAGAATAAAAATGAGTTTTTTTAAATTATCAACAGGCGAATCGGTAAAAAGTACAGGTGAAGTTGAATTAGGTGGTAACACAGTTATTCCTGATAACACAACCTGCGAGGCAATCATCACCGAATGTGGCTGGACTAGCTACGAAGGCAAAAGCTATATCAATGCTAAATGGCAGGTAACAAAACCATCACAGTACGCTAACCGCGTTGTTTTCCAAAAGATTCAACTAATGGAAACAGATATAAAAAAACTTGATAACGCAATTAAGATGTTTGCAGCGATTGACCAAAACGCAACGGGTGGTAAATTGGTTGCAAGTGGCGAACGCCCAACAGACGCTGCGTTGTTTGCATTACTCAATAAACCGATGCTGATAAAAGTCATGGTATGGGAATTTAACGACAAAAGCGGCAACTGGATTAGCAAAGTTTCACCACGTTCACAGCAGCAAGCACCAGTGGCACAACCAATCGCAGCACCAGTTGTTGAACAAGCAGGAATTGACGACATCCCCTTCTGATATTAAACAGGGATTCACGCACAAGGATTGTGCATTTTTACTTAACACTTTTTAGGATACAAAAATGGCAAATACAACAGAATTACAACAAGGCAGTGACGACTGGTTTAACGCTCGCGTTGGACGTGTGACCGCTTCAAATGTTGGGGCAATTTTAGGATTATCACCCTTTCGCAAACGTCAAGATGTTATGCGCTCGATGGTTCGTGAATGGCACGGCGCGTTGAGTGAATTTGTCGGTAATGTTGCTACAGAATATGGCAACATGAACGAGCATTTAGCGCGTACTGATTACCAGCTAAAAACAGGCAATATCGTTGAAACAACAGGCTTTCACGCGCATGAATTGTGGTTAGGTGCAAGCCCTGACGGTTTTATTGATGATAAAAAAGGCATCATCGAAATTAAATGCCCTTTTAGTTTGCGTAACGATGAAAGACCACAGTTTAAAAGCATTGAAGACCAGCCACATTATTATGCACAAGTACAAATCCAAATGCTTGTTACTGGTGCGCGTTATTGTGATTTTTTTCAGTGGAACACACACGACTACAGATTGGATTACGTTAATTACAATCCGCTTTATGTAAATGAAATACTGCCGCAACTACGCGCGTTTTACGATGAATTTCTCGA